GCATTTGTTCGATTAGTTTTTGAGCTTTTTTAGCGTTTTTTCTAATTTTTAAAAATCCTTGAGTAAGTGCTCCACCTTGATCGCTTATTCTAAATGGTTTTGAGTTGTCCAGTCTATTTATAAGCTGAATCATTGCTTCTGCTATTTGATCAGGTGTAAGTTTAGGAAATTGTTCCATCATAACTTTAAGAGGGGGAAGTTCTGCTTTGTTAAGATAGCTTAACACTGTTGGGTTATCTAAAAAATCTAAAACATTCTGTGCAGTCTTCAGTTTAATTGTTGGACGCCTATCGGCGTCAACAATTTTTTTTATTTTTTTAAGTTCTAAATCGGTTGGCTTCTTGAAAAAAAGAAATTCTGTTCTTTTTGTATAGCGTGGATCCAAGCTCGGTTTAGTTAGTTTTCTTGGTTTCAAAATCTTACTTAATTCAGTCGCGAAGGGATACCCTCCATAAAAGGCTCTTGAGTTTATACTAATACCGTTGTCCTCTAAAACTTTTAATAAATTAGGTGTGTCATACAAGCCTTTTGCTTTTTTATCCATTTCTATTGCGTTTTTAACTGCCCTCGTAAAAGTCTGCAACTTATCTCCTGATGATAAATTTTCAAGATTATCATAGCCTTCAATTATCGCTTTTTTGGTCTTTTCTTCCAAATTGTAAACTTCACCTTTTTTTATTTTTTCAATAAGGTTTTTTTCTTTTGTTCCTATGAAAGACAAAGCTTGTGTTCTTCTTCTTGTTTTGGCTGCCTCTTGAGTTACATCCGCGCCACCTACTATTTGTCGAGCAGAAAATGGATCTAAGCCTACCTTTTTTCGTATTTCTTTTAAAGAAGACCCCTCTTTAAACATTTTTTGAGCTTCTTTAATTTGTTCTTTAGTCACTAAGGCGTTTCCGCCAGTTTCTCGTTGTCCTACTATGTACTTTTCTCTGTCCTTTATAACTCTGCCTGATATATTTTTTTCAAAACCTCTAAATTCATCTGTTTTTGACATAAAGCCCACGTTAGGATCTGTTGGCACATCTATTTTTGTTGGTCTTGTTGCATCAATTGAACCTGCAAGTTTAAACTCGTCTAATTGTTTGATGCCATTAAGAAGCTCTGCGTTCTCTGCAGCTGTCAAAGATTGACCTGTTTGTCTTTTTTTGATTAACCTTGAAACCTGTCTGGCTAAATCTGGAACTTGGTTGAAACCAATAATAAGTTCAGGTACGATTACAGCAGCTTGACCCGCCACTGAGGTTAAGGCATTTTGTTCTATAAAGTCTTGTACAACTCTATCTCCTTCTTCGGTTAAAGCTATGCCTGCTTGTTCTATTGCCTCTTTGTTATATTGATAAGGTGTTCTTAGAGCCTCGTAGACCCCTTCCATAGTGATGCCACCCGGACCATCTATCACTCCAACTAAAGAAGCTATGCCAGCCAACTCATTTGATGCAGCTGCTATGGTGTTCTGCACACCAAAACCCTCTGTTAACCTGGCTGCTGTAGCTTGATTACCTCTTCTCTCTAACTCTCTTTCAAACTTCTGTCTTTGATATTCATTGTTGTAAAGATCTTCTCTGTCTCTTCCTGTAACTTTTTCGTATCTTGGACCATGTCTATCGACATATTCCTCCCATGACTTTGGAAAGACATTATAAATACCTTCTGAAAGGCTCACGTTACACCGCCTGTACTGGTAATTGTAAATCTACGTTATATTTTTGATTGAATATTGCTATGTCTTCTTGTGTGTCTATGTTTGCAAAGTCTAGCAGTGCAGCTTCACTAGTTGCAAGAAGTCTTACTACTTGATCAGTGACCTCCATAGGTAGTCTAGCTCTTAGTTCTTCAAAGCTTAGTTCAGGACTCTGATCACCACCTTGCATACCCATAGCTTGGCCGCCCTCTTGTAGTCCTACTCTACCGCCCTGTGCTTTTCCTAATTCTCTATCAACTCCTGATGGACCACTAGTAGGCAGCCCACCTGTTCTTTCTTCGGCCTCCGCAGATCCTTCAAAAGCAGGTTTTATTGGTTCTGGTGCAAACTTGTCTAATTCTTCAAAATAAAGTTCTTGTGCTTTTTCTTCTATAGCTGCGTCTAATGCAGCGCCTTTTAATTCTGGGTTACTTCTTTTTACCTGAGCTTCCGCTCTGTCTATATACTGATCGTATTTATCTTCTTCTTTTAGTTCAACGATCATGTCTTTTCTTATTTCTAGTTCTTCAGGGAAGGTATTATCAAAAGCTTGTGCTGCTTCATCGTATGCAGTTCTATCTCCAGCTGATATCGCATCTAACATATTCTGCCTTTGTTTTTGTCTTTCATCCAATAATCTCTTGTAATCAGTTGTGTATTTTCCACCGGCAAGTTCTCTTTCAAACTGTTCCATATTATTTTTATGTTTAATTCCTTCAAGCTCAATTGTTCTGCTGTGGTCTACGCCAGACTGATAAACTTGAAAATCTCTATCAGCTCTACCTGCTGCAATAGTATCTAATCTGGCTTGCTCTGCTGTATCGAACTCACGTCTTCTAGCAGCTTTGGCTTCTTGACTTGCAGCAAACTCATCGGCAGCTTGTGCTAGTGAAGGACCAGCTGCAGCTAAAACGCCACCAAGCCCCGTTCCACGACCCGGTGCACTAGCGATGTTTGCTCCTAGTTTAAATAACGATGCATAATCTGATAAACCAAACAGTGGTTCGTCTGGAGCTTGTCTTCTTGTGTCATCTAATGTGTCTGTAAAAACAGGTGTCGTTGCTGTTGGTTGTTGTCTAGCCAACCCTAACATATCTTCTGCACCGAAGGTAGCTGGCATGCCAGCACCTTTCCCTAGTTGTTCGTCCGTAACACCACCACCATTAGAAAACCCATCCATAATACCTGTGTTAGGTGTGCCACCTCTTTTAAACATTGGTCTTCTTAATATCCTACTCACTGTCCTAATATACTCCCTAGTCCCCCAAGCACACTACCAAGCATTGTTCCTGCTCCTAGTATGCCTTGTAGTCTTGATGGTGCTGGTTCAAAGTCTTGTGTTGTTTGACCTCTGACTCCAGTTTTTAATGTTCCAAATAAATCAGCAAACTCTCTTAATTGATCTCTAAACTGTTCTTCTTGTGCCTGTCTATTCATTCTATCTGCATCTAAAACTTGTTGCTGTTGTGCTTGTGATGTCGTTCCAAATCCAGATAATGCTCTTTGTAAACCTTGTGCTAGGTCTGGTTGTAGTCTTGCAAGATCTGTTTGTTGACCGAATGCCTGTGCTGCTTGATCTTGTGCTCTTTGGAATCCTTGAGATCTTAAGTCTGCTTCTAGTCTTGCCATTTGCGCAGCGGTTTCTGCATCATACACACCTCTTTGAACACCTTCACGACCACCACCAAACGCACCAGCCATGATAGCGTCATCAGCTATTTTTTGTCTACCAGCAGCTCTTTCTCGTTCAAAAGCTTGTAGAGATGTGTCAATCACTTGTTGTTGAAAAGGAGACATGAAAGGTTGAAACGACTGTGGTCCCGCAAGTCCTTGTGCCGCAGTTAAGAATGGTTGAAAGCCCGCGATTCCCGTTCCTTGACCAACACTTGATACCGCGCCTGATGGGTCAAAGCTTAGTGTGCCGAGTCCCGCTTGTGTCGCTGCCATTTGCGCAGCTGATTGTTGTAGCGGTGATAAACCTGCTACCTCTTGTTGAAACTTGGATCTATCAACTAAAGGTTTGTTTGGATCGAGTAACGGTGTAATCCTTTGTGAAAAAGCTTTAGCTGGACCTTCTACATAAGTAGGGTCTTTTACAATTTGTGTGCTTGTTACATTTTGTGTTGTCATTATACCATCGCCTCCAGCTGATCTTGTATTTTATATAGTGCACGAGCACCGGCTCTTGGATCAGGGCTGCCTGTCATTAATTTACCAAGTCCTGCAACTGCATCATCGTTTAATACAAACTCGTTAACCGATAACATCGCTGGCACATCGTCAGCTCTCTTTGCTCCACCCATAGGTATGAATGTACCCTCTCTTGCATCTACTTGTCTGCCCTCTGGTAGTCCTGGAACTGTGCCACCGTCTTTTCTACCCATTCTATTTAATTCCATTCTCCTCATCAAGTCAAACATCATCTCTTCATTCATGCCCGGTCTTGTATTTTGTCTTGGTCTTTTTTTAGGTAGTCTTCTAATATTACCATCTTCGTCAATAAAAAACTCATCACTATCTAATTTCATCATCATTTCAGCCATAGCCTCTTCATTGGCTCCGCCTCCTCTTTCAAACCCTACACGACCACCCATTGCATATCCTTCTTCAGCCGCTGCTTGTTCTCCTTCTAGTCTGGTGAACCCAGCCAACATCATAGACTCAATAATGCTTTGTCTTCTACTAGCATTGTCGGCTTCAAAGAAAGCCTCGTTCTTTGCTCTTGCTAAAGCCTGTCGTTTTTTCTCTGCTGCTAATTCATCATCAGCAGCTTTTAATGTTCCACCTACGTTTGCCATTTTAGCTGCAGACAATAAATCAAAGTCCTCTCCTAAATTACCCACTCTACCAAGTTTAGCACCTTGTTTTAAAGCCTTGTCTAAACCAATTCTAAGTTTACTTGGACTACCTGCAAATCTAGGGACTTGTCCCTGTTTTAATTCTGGTAGACCTTGATAACCAGATAATGCACCCAGTCCCCCTGACAATAAAGCTGATGCCGGTGATATGCGATCCGATGTCAAAGCTTGTGTGCCTACATCAACAAGTGCTCTGCCTAGTCCTTGTGATACCATTTGATTAGATAGTGCTTTTCCAATAAGTGAACCAATCCCACCTTTTGCAGCTAGAGTGCCTCCGAGACCACCAAGAAAACTACCGGCTATAGGCCCTAAAGCCATACCTGCAACAGGCGCAACAAAAGGCGCTATTTCCTTCGGTATCGCTTTTCTAACTATTCTACTTATCTTCTTATGAAATGGCATTCCTTATATTCCTATATTGTAATGATGCAAGGGGCCCATGCTTGATATAAGGCATTTGTTCAATTTACTGTTTTTTACCATAAAATGCAACTACGATTCTGCCCCAACAGCAGGCATTTTAGCGACTTTTATATAGACACTTCTAGATATATCTTCTCTTTTTGTATCTGTATTAGGGTCATCCACATCAGCGTCACCCTCAGCATCAGAGTCGTATTCTTTGCCTGTTTTTAAATTTTTTAATACCACAGTAGTATCAACCTTTATTTGAGCTATCTTTTTGTCGCCCTCGTATAAGTATGCTACTGATCCTGGTTCTTCAAATGCCATAGTTCCTCCTTACTGAAACTCTCTAGTTACTTCTAAGTACGAACAAATAACATGCAAGTCGTTCGCATTTTCTGCTTGTACTTTCAATTCTTCATCTTCATTCATGACCAAAGAATTGGTCAATAATTCTACTGTAGTTTTAGCGGATATGTCTTTTTGTTTAAACAGACTAAATACAGTATTACCGGTATTCAACAATGTAACAGTTATTTCACACGCGTTACTAGCATCATCGTTGGATACAAGTATAGACTTTACAATAGCTGTGCTCTCCGCAGGCACGGTATATAAAACTGTATTATCTGTGGTTGTAAGATCTACTTTTGAATTTTTAAAACTATTTGCCATTATGAAAAAAAGAAAGCCTCCTGCTCTTGTTCTTCTTTTAAAACTTGTTGATACGTTGTATTTAATTGTTCTACAACAACAGACACAGCTCTATTGATTTGTCTTTGAGTAGTAACTTCGTATTCTTCTTTTGGCTCTGGTAATCTAACTGTTATCCTTGACATTATCTAGCTCCATCCTGTTTTACATCTAACATCAATGTACCATATCTCCATGATTCATTTGCGTTTTTATTCTCTATTTTTATATTTACATAACGACCTCTAGCTCTAGTGTCCTTTTTAGTGGTTGTAGAGTCTATTGTAAAAGGACTATTAGTGCTTGCAGATTCTGCTTGAGCCGGGAATCTTTTAACAGATAGCGTCACATCTGAATTGCCATTCAATGCTTTAAAATCTGGTATAAATCTACTAACTGATAAAAACAGATCTCCACCACCAGCTTGGTTTTGTATGTCAAAATCATAAGATTGTAACCTAGATGTGACCGTTGTTACAGTTCCATCTTCATTAACCTGATCTGTTCCTATCTCATGTTGAAAGTATTTTGTTTGACCAAGACCAACTTGACCTTGAACCACAGGAAAAGTGCCTGTCCCTGTTGTGTCAAATTTAGTTGCGTAAGGTCTTTCATATATTTTTGCATCCATCCAAGAACTTCTTGACTCTGTTGAGAGCGCCCACACACCCCCAGCAACACCTGTTGATTCAGCATAGTTGTAAGACACACCTTTATTATTGAAATCACTATTAGCTGGATACCACCACACTATTTCAGAAAATAAATTATTTAATCCCGCTGCTATCTGTTGTCCTTTTGTAGAGTCCAAGTTATCGTAAACCTCGTCTTCAACAGAACAAGGTAGTGTTTTTACTGTTCCATCATACAGTAAAA